GTCGGGCTTGCAGGCGCGTGTAGGCATAATATGGCGTACAGTTTTCGAAAAGTCCTGCGTAGAGCCACTTGTGAAAGAATTCATAAAATTTACCTTCAAATAATAATTCCAGCATTTGAGATGTTTCAAATATGTCCATACCAGCTAAGTCCCATAAATCAGTTAAAATCCAATGACAAGCACCGAGACCGGTAGTTCTTCTTGACATGATATTTGCATCTCGATTATGCCTACTGACCTCGTCATGAATGTTAAATGGTGGATATTTACCATCTCGTCGTAATTGTCGAATTTCATTTCGATCATGGACATCTGTGAGATCAAAACCGAACCAATTTCGGATCAACATTACTTGTCTCATGTCATCAAAGTGATATGTGGGCTTATATTGTTCAAAAACTACCCTTGATATAAATGATAGTGATTCCCCCATAAATTCTGGTCGAAAATGAAAATCGAACTTGGTACTTGCAGAGTTGTTATCAATACCAAAGGCTTGTTGCATTCCGGGCATATCAAGATTGAATCCTTCGATAAATGTGAGATTTTCAATCAAGCTCTCAGTATCTGCTCCATATGTTGATTCGGAAGCGATAGAACTCAAAGTTTCAACTTCAAGGTCTGGTGGGAGAGCTACATGGTGTTGTGTATCCAAATTAATTAGATCGGCATCTACTACGGTTGTTATAGCATTTATTTCATCCCCGTACAAAGATCTAAACATGTCGGGATTGGAAAGAGCCTCTCTTAACTCTGTTAGAGTTACATTTGGATATGTGCACAAAGGTTTCAATCGGTCACGATTAGTTTCAAATTCATCACGCAATTCTTCTTGTTTGCGGATATAAGCCTTTGTCATTCGTCGGCAATACATTTCAAATTGCTGATAACTCATTGGTTGTCCAGCTGCACTTGGGTCCATTGGATCTCTAAGAATGTAAGTGATATGTGAGAGATCTCCAGGTGCAATGTATTCTTTGGTTGGATCTTTGTTTGATTTACATTCCACAAATATATTTCGTCGCCGCCATATGGCTTCTGGTGTAGTGATTGAGAGAGGTTGTGGGTACTTGATGTTGGAAGTAACACATAACATACGTGATGTAAACATTTTACCTTTTTCTTTCAAATCAGCCATATTCAATTGTCGAGGGCAATTGCTCTTCATGTATATGAATTCGGCCCATGCATCTACTTGAGCAATATTTGTGGACTGGCCTATGTCATCAATCATGGTGGCAAATTGTCCATTATACAGTGACCAATATGCCTCATCCATATTACGGGAATATATTCTATTATATTTAGCTATGCCATGGTCTGTTGCACAAGCTTCCATAATTCGGCCAAGGGCGTAGGATTTTTGAGTGTTGATACCGCCACATACCCATATGCAAATAGGTTCAGCTCGAAATGGTAATAGAATTGGAGTCGCTTCTACAGTCTTACAGGTTTTCATTAGTTCGCTGTAGTTCATATTTAAAGTGGATGTAATCACACTATTTGTCAATTTAATATCCTTGATTTCACGCATCAAGTCAGTTCCCATATCAACCACTTTGTATAATTCATTTCGCATATTTTGATCGTAAGCAAATGAGGGTAATAATACGGGACTGGTGTAATGATTGACTTGTTCAACCCAGTCAATAACTTGATCGCCAAGCTCACCTAACATTTGAGCCTTAATTTCATTGGGATATTTCAGTTTGAGGAAATACATTACAATTGATGCAAAGAAGTCAATAACAGTTTGAAACAGGTGGTGCATCGATTTAATACCTGTACTGATTTTGGTGATGTCAGCCATTTTTGTGGCAAATCTTTTTAAAC